CGCCGTATACGGGCCACCCGACTGGCGCCACCTCTCCGAGAACGAGGCCGAGGAACTCAACGATCTCATCGACATGATCGACGTAGACGCCATCCTCGCTGAAGCTACACGATAAAAACCATCCACACACCAGAAAGGAACCCGTCATGCAAAAGATCGCCGACCACTTCACCCAGCTCTACACCCCCGCCAGCTACGACTGCCCTACACCCTTCGACCTGACACGCCTCGAAAACCTCCCCTGCGACCACATGGATTTTGAGGGCCTCGCCGAAACCTACCGGCAGCATGTGGAAGCCGAACTTCATAAGCTACGCCCCAACACGTTCATCGCCACCGATGGCACCGTGTTCAGCCATGACGAGTGGAAGCCACTCACCAGTGAGGAAGCCACGCAACTCTACTGGAACGTGACCCGCATCAATGTTGGCCAACTCCTCACCCTGTGTGCCCGATAAGCCCCAGTCGCACACAATGAGCCTAGAATCGCCTAGAAATACCTGACCTATATAGTTGTACCCCCAAGGGCTGAAAGTCGCTCTAATCCTCAGAGCACAAGCTTAAAACACGAAAGAAGAACCAATCATGCAATGGACATGCCACAAGTGCGATAGCACAATCATCGGATACCGACCAGAACACTGCACCATCTGCCACGAAACATTCACGAGTACCACCTCAAGGACAAAACCCCTAGCCACACAAGAAACGCTCACAACATTTGAGCGACACCTTGACACAGGGCCCAGCCGCTGAAAGTATTAACCATGTCAGCAACGAACAACACCCCGGAAAGGGGAACACAAAACCATGAACAAGAAAACAGGCTACACCATCGCCGGCGCCACAGCCGCCATCATCGCCGCAGCCTCCTTCCTCCCGGCACCCGATGACAATCCGCCACTCGCCTCACAGCCAGCCCCGCAAGCCACCACAGCCAACACTGAATGGACCCCCAAAACCGTCCAACAGCGCAAAGCCGAAAAGAAAGCCCGCCAGGCAGCCGCAGTCCGCTCCCTACAAGCCGAACAGGCCAAAGCCCACCGGCAAGCCCAAACACGGGGTGAAGAAACCAGCAAGGGGCTGACCATGATCACCGCGGCACACGCCTGCAATGACAAGGCTGAGCAGATGGCTGCAGCACAGGGTGTCAAATGGAACGGCAACCCCGACATCGACCTCCAACTCCACAAAATTATTGGCAAAGACACGTTCAGCATTGTCTACGGCGCAACCGTCCGCCAGCCCGGAGCATCGAAACTCCCAGTCACCGTCCACTGCCTCGTCACCGGAACAGAAGACCACCCGCACGTCATCGACCTCAACATCAACCCGCAACAGTAACCCCGTCAAGGACCGCTATGCCTCTCCTCTCCCGCTACGCTGTCACCACCGGACTCGCCGACACGGCACACATTATTCACCACACCGGCGGCACACTACGCACAGCCACCGACATCGCCTCCCGCATCAACACCCTCAACCCGGACATTGATCTCGACCACGAAATCAAACAGCTACAAACCATCGAAGCCGACCTGTACAACATTTACAAAACCATCAACACCATCATTCAGGAGCAAGCATGAACACACCCAACAGTATCGAGTTGCACAGTTACGAAACGTTCTTCACCACACTGGCATGGATTCAAGGCGCCATCATCACATGGATGTACGCAACCGGCACCAGCCACAAGGCAGCCCTCGCCATCATCGCCGCATGCGCCCTCACTATCCTCCTAGGCGCATCAACACTCACCAACAGTCCCCGAGACCACAAATGATCACAACACCCATCATTATTGCTGAAACCCTCGCCATCATCATTCTCGCCGTAGCACTCGCCCACAACCCCAACCAGTAACCCCACACTTAAGGAGCACACACACCATGGATGAGCCCACCAGCATGTACACCGACCCTGACACTGGCGCCAAGAAAGAATTGAAACTTTGCAGGCTATCCCTCATCGACCCCGCATCCCTTCACGCCCTCGGCTCCGTGGCCGGATATGGTGCCACCAAATACGGCGACAACAACTGGACCGGCGGCTACCCGTGGAGCCACAGCGTTGACGCCCTCTACAGGCACCTGCTATCATGGCAGCAAGGAAACAACCTCGATGATGAATCCGGGCTACCACACCTGGCACATGCTGCCTGGCACTGCCTCGCACTCCTCGCCTACCAGCAACACGATGCCGGCCAAGACACCCGCAACCCATGGAACACCCACAAAGGCGACAAGTAATGCCTCTAGCACAATACCCGAAAACCATCCACCATCCAGGCCACATCTCCTACTCATCACTCACCCAGTGGGCCGAATGTGGAGAAAAATGGCGGCTATCCCACGGCTACCACACCCAACACCACACCTGGTACGCCACCATCGCCGGAAGCGCCATACACCACATCACCGAACAATACGACCTACACCTGTACCATCCCGCCGAATACCCTGCACTGCCAGACAAACTCTCATCCTTTAAAAACATTTTCGACACCCAAGTCGCCCTCGCCGAATCCGAAGGCACAAACATCAAACCCTCCGGCCGAGTGTGCAAAAACATGTGCGAAAGCGGGGGCCCCAACAAGAAAGACTACAATTGGTGGATGATATACGGCCCCACCTTCGTGGACAGGTGGAAAACATGGAGGCGCAACCACCCACAATACGCCACCGCTTTTATTGACGGCCAGCCAGGCATCGAATACCCGGTAGAAACCACCCTCCAAGACGGCACAAAAATAGTCGGCTACATCGACCGGGTATTCACCGACACGAATACGGGCGAAACCTTCATCCTCGACCTCAAAACCGGACGCCTACCCGCAGACAGTATGCAGCTGCACACATACCGGTACATGCTCAACCAACACGGCATCCATGTGACAAAAGGCATGTTTTGGACACCCGCCACCACCAAGGGAGACGAGCAATCAGTCGAGCAGGGCACAGCAACCGAACTCATTGATCTTGACAACAACACCTACCGGCATGTATCATCCATGTACAGTCAAGCAATGAAAGGAATCAGCCAAGGCATCTTCGTCCCACACGTCACAGCACTCTGCAAAGGATGCCCCGTCAAGGACGCCTGCTGGGCCGTCAACGGGAAAAACTCGTACAGATACCCGATAGAAACCACCGTACAGCCACCCCAAACAGACAAGAAAGACAAGGAAAACACGTGACCGACGAGCACACCACAGACAACGGAAAGCTAACTATCACACTCAAATACGGTGGAGACTACGCCGCCCCATGGGCCGTCATCCGCGGAGACACCGCAGAAGACATCAAACAATCCATTATTGACCTGCTAGGAGGATTGAAAGACGAAACCGTATCCAAAGACTGGGACCTCGCAACCCTCATCGCCAGTGCAGCCATCCTGCTTCAAGACCGATACGATAAAGCCGCCAAAGACTACGTCAACAAAATCGCCAACCAGGAAAACGACATCATCATCGACCGGATCAACAAAGCCACCAGCAAAGCACAGCTAGCCGATCTCCTCAAACAGTACAAGAAGATCATCACCAGTAACAGTGACGTGTCTGAGGCTTTCCGCAGCAAACGAAACAGCCTCACCCGATAAAACCAACAAAAAGAAACAAACACAAACAGTAAAGGAAACAACAATGGGACTCGCCAACTACCGCAACAACAGCAACAGCACCTTCTTCAACCCATCCCGAAACCAGGACGCCACCGCCATCGCCTTCAAAATCCGCGACGTCCAGCACAACACAGAAGGCTACGGCGGACAGGTCGCAGACCGCATCTACGCCGATGTCACAATCTTCCACACCCTCCAGGATCTCAACAACAGCACCCCAGAAACCATCCCCAACGCCATCATTGAGAAAGCACGCGGCAACAACGACCGCCCACACTCCATGATCCGCGACCTAGAAGCCTATCTCGGCGAAGAACAGGCCTTCAAACTCGCCACCGTGCGCACCAAAAACGGCTTCAACGCGGTCGTCCTCAAACCCCTCGACGACGCCATCTACGATAAGGTTGCCGAATACGTAGACAAGCGCGACAACGGCCAGCTAGACGACACCACAGCCCCCGCCGATGCTGACATCGACATCGACTCCATCTGACCACCAAAACACACCCAACCAACAGATAGATTAAGGCTCCGATGCTCTCTCTCCAAAGATCCTTCGAGAGAGCCTCCCAAACAGCCGCCGAACTGCCCCGCATACCACAACTAGCACCCCTATATGACAACCAGGACATGCACATCCACAAAGGGGACCTAGTCATGATCGCGGGGCGCTCCGGCAGCCAAAAATCCGGGCTAGCCATGTTCATCACCGCCATGCTCAACCAGCCCGCCCTCTACATATCAGGGGACATGACACCCTGGGAGGCCTCCACACGAATCATCTCCCTCAACACCCAACACACCACCCAACAGATACAACACAACATCGACAACTACGGGCCAGAATACTATCGAGACAGCATCCACCACGGCGGACACATCACCTTCTCATTCCAGTCACCCATCACATGGACAGACATCACCATGGAACTCCAAGCCTACATGGAAATGTGGAACACCTTCCCACCCATTATTGTTATCGACAACCTGATGGACATCCAAGACTGCGAATCCGACTATCAGGCACAGCAAGAAGCCATGCAATGGATCACAGCATTAGGTAGGGATACCGGATCCACCATAATCGTCACACACCACGCCACCGACAAAACCGGCACCGACATCGAACACCCCCCAGCACGGAGGGAAATCAAAAACGGCCTCTCCGAAAAACCACAACTCATCCTGGGAGTCTCCCTGTATGGTGGCGAAGACAACGGCAACGGGCTCACCATCCCGGCAGAGGCACGCATCGCCGTCCTGAAACAGCGCACAGGCAAATCCAGCCCAGACGGAACACGATACGAGCGGCTCAGAGCCTACCCCGAATACACATTCTTCGGACC